AGCGAATCAATTTCACCCTGGTCTGTGACTAGAAGTGCCATGTAATGTTTCCTCTTTGAGTTTCTTACCTATGATAATGTTATTTATAAAAAGATTATAGTGCTAATTTTAAAGACACTACACATCTCTGAATATTTATAGAATATATGACTTCAAACTGCAAAATGTCTCCAGCATCGAGAGTTTTGTTCCAAGAAACGATTGTTGTATTCCGATTAATTCTTTGATTTGTTCCAGTATTAATATTTCCCAATTGAGGTTTTTCTGTGCCACAAATTGACGCAAAATTTGGAAAATTTATAAAGGAAGTTTTTTTGATATCAAATTGAATTTGACCATCTTGGTCTCCAATAATTGTCCATGATTGTATTTTTCCAGTTACATCTAATGTCATATCTCCTTTAATTCCTGTTGCCATAGGAGATGATCCAGAATCAACAACAAAATTAATTGTTCTTGTGAGATCTGCTGTGGTTGAAAGAGCAACAACATAAACAATATTACTGGAAACTGGAGCAGAACTAAAAATTAAATTTGTTCCACTTACCGTGTAATCAATACCAGGAACTTGTACCAATCCATCAATAGCAACAATTAATTGTTGATCATTAATCGGTGTATACGGATCACCTGCCTGGTCAATTAATGGATATGTAGTTGTTGTACCATCAAAAATCCAATTTGTTGTATTGAGAATTTCGTTCCCATACTGCAAGTATTTACTAGGTATTTCATAATTAACACCAATGTTGTACTTCTGCTGTGGTTCAGATAGTACATTGTAATTTGATTTTTTTAGAGAAATATTGTAATTTGCCATCAAACAACTCCTGGCGTTACTTCAATTACTCCTTCAATAACTCTAGTTTTAATCCCCTGAGGAGATGTCAAAACAATATCATAAACATATCGTCGTGCCTCTATGCCTGCAGTAGTTGCATTAGGAAGAGAAATTTTTAAAATCCCATTATAACGATTCACAAAGGTTATAATAAAATCTGTAAAAGTAGTAGCATGATAACTACGACGCATTTTTGCTTGCGCTGTATACCCTGTTAAATTTAAAGGTGTTGTATTTTCTTCATTTGTAATGTTAAAAGTGGCATCAAAGTCCGTTCCTTTTTCCATTAGAAGATTTAAGGGAATTGCTGCCATTATTTTTTACTTTTTAGGTATTTATGAGACTTTTTTTTGTAATGTTTAATAATTTATGGATTGTATGGATATGATTTTCCAGGACCCCATACTATATTAACGGCTGAAGGTCCAGGAGATCCACTATATGATCCGCTGAAATCATTGGTTCCTCCACTACCTCCACCAAAACTTCCTCCAACACCTCCATCATGAGTACCAGATGGATTTCCATTACCGCCACCAGATCCACCATAACCACCGTCGCCACCAAAATATGTTGAAGGGGCTCCTGCACCACTGGTTCCTTGACCATAAATGTTCACGCCACCTCCGCCGCCACCTTTTCTTTTGGTGTCGTTACTATCTTGATCAATGTGACCAGCACCACCGCCGCCACCACCACCGGATCCAGAATTACCATAAGCTACTGCGCCATCTCCACCATTTCCTGTGTATCCACCGGCACCACCGCCGCCGCCGCCCCACTGCGTTGCAACACTACCAGATCCACCATTTCCTCCACCATCTCCGGCGTAAGTTCCACCTGATCTATTTGATGTACCTAAAGAGGTGGTTGCAGAGCTGCCACCACCACCTCTTACATAAGAAGAATTTATAAAGTAAGAATCACCACCGTTGGTTGTGTTTGTTCCGGGAGCCCCAACAACTACAAGATAACTTGCTCCAGGTGTTACTGGTATATTATTTTTCCAACCTAATCCAGCTCCTCCTCCACCGCCGCCGCCGCCCATGCCGCCACCACCAATACAGAGAACACAAACTGAAGTGACTCCAGCAGGAGCTACCCAATTAAAAGGTCCGGCGCCGGTGGAGGCACTAGAATAAAACGCAGATCCAGACGGAGTTGTTGATGTATCACTAATAGTTACAGCAGAACTTGTAGCAACAATAGTTCCACTTGTACTCCCTGTTCTGATTTGTAATTGAAAACTTTCAGAACCTTCAACTGTTAAATCGTTCGATAAGGTTCTTGTAATTGTTCCAGAATTACTACTAATGGTAAATGATCCACTTGTGGCACTATCATTAAAGTCTGATGCATTGACAGTTCCAGAGACCGTAGAAGTAGACCAATATAAAGTCGTACCATTAGAGACATTAGTTGTACTTACCGTGAAAGTGACAGAAGAACCTTCATTGACTGATGATGTTGATGGTGATACTGAATATGTTGGAGGAAGAGATGTGTCATTAATTGTTACTCCAGAACTTGTGGCTACAATCGTTCCTGAAGTAGAACCCGTTCTAATATACAATCCAAAACTTTCAGAACCCTCTGTCGTTAAATCATTTGATAGGGTTCTTGTGATTGATCCAGAATTAGCAGAAATTGTAAATGAACCACTAGTTACTCCATCATTAAAGTCTGAACCAGTAATCGATCCATAATTTGTGTAAGTAGACCAATATAATATGGTTCCATTAGAAACATTGGTGGCAGTTACATTAAATGTAACAGAAGAACCCTCAGTAACTGATAATGTATTGGGTGATACTGAGTAGGCTGGAGTTGAAATATCACTTATAGATCCTATAAATGTACGAATGTCTTGCTGCAAAACGGTGTTAGTTACAAAAGCGTCGTGTCCTCCAGTTGCATAATAATTAAAAGTTGATGTTGAACAATTCGTACAAGCGTTCAGTCCAACTTGTACTGTATTCTGCATCAAGTTAACTTGATATGAATCATCATCAAGTGCTTGAGTAAACAGTGTTGGAGATAAAGTTCCTGATAGATAACTCTTAAGCGACCTCGTATTATATGCGCTTGGATTTTCCGTTGTCGTACCAAAACCAAATCTGATTTTATTACACGTAAAGTTGTCAGTATTGTGTATTCCAGAACATCTATCTAACAAGTCAATAGGACCTGGAGCATTTGCTATAACACCATTAACAGGGTGCATCGTGTTCAATCGATGTACTAAGTAAGCACCTTGAGAATGACCAAAAGTAAATACTCTATTAACTGTTTTAGATATACCGTTACTTGACATGTAAGAATTCAAATTATTCTTAACCCACAGGAGTGCTGCTTCTGCATATACAATGTTATCTCCAAAATATAATGTAGGATAATTTAATCCAGGAAATTGTGCTGCTGGTAATGATGCATCTAATTGCCAAGCAGGAATCATATCTTGTGGATATGCTACGGAAAAAATAAGTTTATCTCTAATGTTTATTTGATCTCTCACTATAGTCATAAACGTTGATGCAGCACCAGATGGGGACACTCCAGGTGCTCCAATTGTTCCGTGATATAGCACCACTACATCTACAGACGATCCTACATTTGATGATGTTGGGTAATACAAGAATCCTCTAACAGGATACCCATTGTATGTTGTTAGGATAAGAGAAGTGGTAACTCCTGTATATGCATCACTTGTTGGTATACCACCAATCTTACCAATTGTTTGTAAAAATGGCATTTTTTTTATTCCGTAGTTCGTGAAGTTTAATTTTATTCTTCAAAAACAGGTGTCGTGAGTTCAGAGGGAGCATTCTGTGTCTCTTCCTGCTCCTCGTTGTTTGAAGATAAAAGTTCCAAAGTTTCTAGTCCTCCTTGTAACTTTATCTTATATTCTTTTAACTTTGTAAGTTGCTCCTCTGCCTGCGATATTTTTACATCGCATTCTTTGAGTTGCTTTTCAAATTCGAGTTTTAGTGATGAAGGATTCATAATTATCAATAAAAAATGATATCTGATCTATTTATTGCCCTTTTAATTAAACTTTTTATGCAAATTTATTCCGTGAAGCTAAAACTGTCCATTGTATTGTTGCATTATCGCCCGTTCTGATAATTGTATAAGTATAAACATCAATTGAGTTTGCATTTCCTCCAGGAAATGCAGTTCCACCAGACCATTTTGGTACTACCACACTATTATCAATTTTGAAAGTAGTATTACGATACGCAGTTGATCCTTGAGTCGCCAAAATTACAAAGGTGAGGGAATCACCAACTCCTATCAACTGATGCAGAGTAGAAATTGAAGGTGAGTTTCTTACATCAACAGTCCAGTCTCCACTAGCATTAGTTGTATAATAATATACTGCATTATTTTGCAAGTAAACCGTAGCACCGTTTGAACCACTCAAAGAATCCGATTTAAGCAATGCGCTTTCAATGACTCGGTTTGTATTAATGCTTGACTGAATAATTGAGACATCTAAAACTTTAGTAGATTTACTATAAGTAAATCCACTATCACCACTAAGTACGCCATTATCATTAAATTGAACTTGAGTATTTAAACCACCAGGAGTTCCGCTACCACCACCTGCTCCAGTTGGAGCAGAATTTTCCCACAAACCAGTTGAACTATTGTATGAAAGTACTTGTCCACTTGCAGGAGAAGTAATTGCTACATCATTTAGTGCATCAATAGAAAGGTTACTAATGCCAGTAATATAACCAGCAGTAGCATGGTTGCCCCAACTATATGCAGTATCCCAATTTGTTTTGTTTGTATTTGTAATTGTTGCCGCAGGCGATGCAGCAAATATTGGGTCAATTTCTGTATATGAAGTTAAATATCCAACAGTACTATGATTCCCCCAACTATATGCAGTGTTCCAATTACTAATTTCGGTGTTTGTAATATTTTTTGAGGGAGAAGCATTGAATATAGGATCAGTTTCTGTATAAGATGTTAAATATCCAGCATTAGCATGGTCGCCCCAACTATATGCAGTGTCCCAATTAGAAATCTTAGCTACATCTTTAACCCAATAACCAGCAGTAGCATGGTTGCTCCAACTATATGCAGTATCCCAATTTGTTATATCTGTGATGGTGATACTACCAGCAGGTGATGCAACAAATATTGGGTCAGTTTCTGTTATATTTACATTAGACCATTGTATTCCACCATTACCATCTGCTGTAATAACTTGTCCTGCATTACCAGTAGGATTGGTGCCATAACCTATTGATATACCAGCTCCACCCACAAATGATATTAGTCCGTTTAGATAAGGTCCTCCAACAATTTTTTCAATTTCAATACCGCCGAGGGCCACGATTGGGTCACCCGTTGTAATACCTTGTACATTTCTCCACTTGCCATTAGTATATGTTAGAAAGTGACCCTCATCTAAAGGCAGAAATCCAGGACCGCCTGGTGGAGTGATTTCAACATCAGTTAAACCAAGAAGAGAAACAGAAGTTAAATATCCAGCACTAGCATGGTTGCCCCAGCTATATGCAGCATCCCAATTAGAAACATTAACAGAAGACAAAATGAAATTGATTGCATCTAGATCAACTGCAATTTCGTTGATTTCTTGCCTTTGTTCTTCAAATGTAAATTGTTTATTAACGTTCCTAAGTACCATTTGATTGTATTAACTGACGTAGTAAAGATTTGATTTCACTAATTTCATTTTTCATGAAGTCTATTTCTTGCTCAAAATTACGAAACTTATTTTTAGATTTTTTATATTTTTCAAAAGAAGATCTGTCAGTATTTATGATCGCACCTGTATCAGCGTCACGATATAAATGATCTTCATTTTTTACTTTGATATGTTTCATATCAATATGATGCTACTGCTCGTAGATCTTGTACTTTAGGAACAAATGCAGGATTACTTGACTTCATAATAATTTTAATTGCAAACGATGAGAATTCTGGAAGATTATCAACACTGTATGACAATTCTTGGTATGAAGATTGTTTCTCTGTAATTGCACTAATAGAATTTTCTGGAGAAGCAAGTATAACATTATCGGGAGCTCCATTAGTATTAAAATATTCCCATTCGATATCATCAAAATTTTCTTGTGATGAAGATTTCTTGATTCTGTAAAGAATACGAATATTTTCAATATCAGTAGTATTTACAGTTGTTCTTACATCAATACCCGTTGCTGGATTTTCAATAGAAATTTCTTTAGTAACATATTTTGCAATGCTTGAACTATTTTTTGATTGAACGTCACTTGTAAAATCTACACCATCAGAATATGTAATTTTTGATACTTCAATAAATTGATTTTGATTTTCGTTTTGACCCGGATATGAAATAAGATCTCCAACTCTAAAGATATCACTGGTCTGACTATCTACACTAGAATTTCTATTAAATACCGATCCAGAACCTGTAGTTGGAATAGGTGAGTCATAGTCATTATTGATAGGAAGTTTGTCATTAACAACCGTTAGTTCGCCAGTCTTCTCATTCCAAGAAATAATTTTTCCAGAAATCTTATTTGAATATAATTGAGCTGGGACTGATGGATTTCTTGCTGTTACATAAGTTGGAGGAACCAATGTATTGGGGATTTGGAAAATTTGTTTTGATGCCCCAGCAGAAGATACTTTGATAGGATTTGCAAAAGTGCTGGTTTCAAAAGTTAATGTTTCCCCAGCAGTAAACGCATTTGTTGTTTTAATCTTAACGTAAATTACATTTTGTTCAACACGAACAATTTTGCCAGATGCATTTGTTGTACTTCCCGTTACAATTTGATTTAGTGCAATTGTTTCCGATTGTTGTACACCAGTAATAAGCATTGAATATACTGGATAAAATTCTAAGATTTGATTTCTTCTTCCAAAACGAGGCTCTTTTCCTTTAGCATTTTCAATCTTATTTGTAATAGTCTTAATAGATGCTCGGGACAAATCAACTAATGGTGATAGTGTTGATGTTTTACTTGAAAGTTCAATTTTATATGTCAAAGATCTATCAATGTCATTGATTGTTTCGTTGATTCTGGAAGTAATAATTTTTTGATTGATAAAGAATGCCTCTTCATTCAAAAAAGTTTTTTCATAGTCTGTTTGTGAATAAGACGCAAAAGTTTTAACATTATCATCAACAGGAGAAATATTTGTCGTCTTAATAAAACTATCAATTTTTGTACTACTAAAAGATAGTACAGGAATTGACGCAAAGATTTTTTCATACTTTCTATTATATGAAGATAAGATACTCGATCCTCCACCAAATGCATTTGCAGATGCTCTATTAATAGAAATTAGTGAATAATAATCAACTCCAGGATTATATACTTTAAATAATTGACTATTTAATTGAGAGGACGATAAACCACCAACATCTTGGGCACCTCGGAAAAATACATACGAGTTTTCGTCAGAATCAAATCCATGATCTGGATGATACACTTTAAATATAAAATTATTATTTTTAAATAAATCTGAGGTTGCAGTTGTATTTGATTCTGCATTCGTTTCAATAGAATTGGGATCTAACTTTTCATATCCAAGATTTTCATTTGTTAAAAGTAGTGTTGCTGTTCTTGAAATATCAAAGTCTGCACGATACATTTTAAACTTAATATCTTCAAATAAATCTTCCGTCCAGTCATTTGTATTTTGAGATTTAAATAATGAACCCAATGCCGGTTGAGTAGTAACGATGGTACTAGTAGCAATTTCAATTTCTCCCAGTTTAGATGCCCAAATTTCATAATCAATAGAATCTGTTTCAATTGATAACGCATATTCTGTATCATTTTGTAAATAAACTGGATAATCAAATCTAAATTTTGTTGGCGTAATTGACCTTGTTGTTCCAACGTCATCGGTTGCAATACCCATGCGAACTGCTGGAGTGTCGATTGTAATAAAAGCTTCGATTTCAGCACCAGCAGATCCAGTTCCAGTCCCATTAATTACAATTGCTGGTGGCTCTGTATATTCAGAACCAGATAATACTAATTCTGTATCATAAATCTTACCACCTGATACTCTAACGGTAGCGGTTGCATTTCCACCACCAGGAAGTTGTGGACTCTCAATAGTTAGGAAAGCAGATTCATAACTAGATCCGGTGTTTTTCACACGCAAATCTGTAACTCTGCCAGAATCTTTTACAATTTTTAAAGTTTTAGTAGTGTTATTTAAATTATTATTGGTTATAATTGATGGAACAGATAGATTTTCATCTGCTTTAAATGATATACCGTTGTGGTTACTAGTAACTAATGTATAGATTTGATCGTTTGTTAATGTAAACACTCCAGATGAAGATACTGCTAATTCAATGTTATTTTTATCAAAAATTCTTGAAATCGGACCAGATGCGTTAGAAGAAGAACCAGTTACCTTTTCTCCTTTTACAATTGTTAAAGTGTCGCTCGCAATAACTCTCAAATATGTTCCTGGTAATAACATTTGTTGAGATCCTGGAATAATATTCTTTCCTGGTTTTCCGTTTTCGATATCAGTCAAATAAACTCGTAATGGAATTGTTGAACTTTTCTTGGAGAAAAATAGATCTACAGCTGTTACAAATACACCACCTTCAAACTTTTCAATTTTAAAAGTTTGTGTCATTGGATTTGGTTTGACTGGATTATCAGTGTTGCTACCAGTTACTTGAGTACCTTCATTGGATTTAAAGTATGCAGGCGATGTTGAAACAATAGAAGATTTATTTTCTGGTAATAATCCAGTAGCATAGAACTTAATTTCTGCATAAGTATCAATAGTTTCTTTTGATGCATCGGTAGAACTAGAAGTAAATCGGATTGTTTTTGCTCCAGTAGTAAATCTAATTTCTTCAGCATCATCATCATAAACAACGGTATCTACATTTCCAGACCAAATAGCATTTTCTTTTGGCGGGTTTCCAGCTGGAACTAAAATAATTCCACTAGCATTACCATTTTCGTCTGTAGTAATTCTACCATTAAATGCAGTTAAGGAGTTTCCAGCAATTCCTGTATAACGTGCATCTGGATTAACCCACCTTGCAATATTTCTGCCCTCCATAAAAACAAAAATATTTGTATTGGGTTTTAACCGATTAATAGTATATTTGATTGGAATACTTCTAGCAAAAAATGATAGAGATGTTGCAACTACATTAGATCCAATTCCTTTTGTACTGATACCTTTACCAATTTCATTATTTTCAGGACTAATATTGGAAGAACTTGATATTGAAGCTGTAGCAACGCTAGAATCTGAGAGATTTGTATTTACTTCAGCAAACGATCCAATATTGAAAAACGACCTGTTTGCACCCAACCAATTAATTTTATATGAATTAAATAAACTAGAAAATGCATCTTTTAGTTTATTTTTTGCTAAAAAGATAGAATATAAATTTGTATTATTATCATTAACTAAAGGAGCAACGCTAGTATCATACCAAGAATCGACATTTGGAGCAATATTTGCATCTCCTGCATATTGAAGAACAACAAATGGATTTGGATTTACGGTCTTTGTTGCAAATGAATTCCCCAGCAATTCTATTTCTGATTTGATTGGAAGAGTAATACGATCTCCCATTCTTTTATATCCAGATACAGATCTTTGATCTTCTCTAGTATTAACTTCGACTAATGAAAAAGAATCTTCTTTTGATTGTGGTCTCAAAACTGCCTGCTGGGTATCAATAGCACACTTGTAGTCTAATGATTGCAATGAACCAATTTTATGAGTTTCAAAATTGTCAACAATAAATCCACTCTTGTAACGATTTGTTCCTGTAGAATCAACGATTTGCATATTTAATGCTTGCTGCTCAAGAACACTGAGAAGAGTATAGTATTCAAGACGCTCTATTCTTTTTTCTAGTTTACCAATATCACGCATTGTATAACGCTTATTATCAACTGAAGTAATTCTTACATCTTTGCTGCTTTGAGTAAAAGCAGGAACATACAAGTAATATAATGGGATGGCGTCATTAATTAAATCTGGTCTAGTTGGATTTAAAGATGAATTGCCTTCTTTTAAAATAAATTCTCCTTTTTTATTTAAGAATACTCCGTCAATACGATCTAAATATTGTTTTTGCGTAAACGAAAAAGTAAATTCAATATTAGAATCTGGAGCTGGGGTGCTTGCAACTATACCACCAGTTCCAGTAAACGCCCTGGTAATTGAAGATGAAAGTAAAGAAGTATTTTGGAATCCAGAAATAATTGAATTGTTGTCTATTTTTGGTCTAAAATCTAAAACATCTTTTAAAGAAACTTTTCCTAAAGATGGAGAATTATATGATGGAATTTGATCTGACGTTACTCCTGCTTCATGTAAATATGAATCAACAGTACAAAAGTCTCCCTGAGTATGCTCAAAATAATCAAATGCAACAACTAATTGCCCAACAGTTGGTTGAGATCCTGGCTTTAAAATAATTCTAGAGACATCATAAATTGTATCTCTCTGACCATCATCAAAAGTAAATCTACTAGTAACATCAACACCGCTTACTAGCTTACCATTTCTATCTACAATAGGTGCTTCTGATGCAGATCCTTCATACACATATCTCAATTTAAACACATCTGCGTAACTAGCTACATCTAAACTACCAGTATCGTAGTCCTTTCCTCTCAAAGGAATGATTCTATCTCTGGAAGAATCAATAATAATTCTTTTGTTAATAACAGCAGTCTTTAGTCTTGGTTTTGCTTTTGATACTTCTAACGTTGCTGTTAGTTTTAACGTCGGATATTTGCCGTTCGTTGGAACAGTGCCAAAATAATTTAATGGAAATTTGAGTTCGACACTTCCAGAAGTTAAACCACTTGTTGCATCGGTAGACGCTTTAATACTTATTTGTTCAGAAGTAACATATACAATATCACCAGTTTTAATATTAGGAGCATCTCCGGGGTTAAGAATAGTAACCAAGAAGTTACTTTCACTAAAAGAAACAAACCGCTGAGTTCCAAATGGAAGTTGTGCTGCAAATGTCAGTCCCTGCTGTGTACCATTTCCGGTACTTACAAAATCTCTTCTTAGATAATAAGTAATTTTTGAATCTTCACTATTTGCAACAATTGAACTCAATTGACTTGTTCCAGTTTTGTAAATTAAAGTCCCCATGTTGAAATTATCTATTGCTGGACGAACTCGTACAACACTAGTATTGTCAACATCATTTGGCAGAGAACGATCAAAATAAATTCTTGATTTTAAAATGCCTTCTGGTTTTGTTGCTTGTTGTACAATACAACGTACTACTGTTCCCGAAGTATCTGTAATTTGAATTAAGTCATTTTGTTGTAAAAATTTTGTTGCGTCTCCACCAAATCCGTTACACTCAATATATTTTCTTCCCTGCTCGCCACTAAATGTAAAATCTGTAATTCCAATAGTTTCTGTATATTTTTGTTTGCCAAGTTCAACATCTGAAGTAAATATGTTTGTATTTCCAGAACCAAATTCAGCAAAAAATGATTTGACATTTTGTGGTGTATATGTAGTGACTGCGTTTCTAACTAAAACAGGAGTTACAACAGCTGCTGTTGTAATACCACCACCGCCTGTTGCTTGTATTATATTGATAATTGGTGGTTTGGAATACTCTTGGTTGAAAACTTCTCTATTTACGATATCTGCGGAAACCAACGCCCCAGAATTATTGAGTCTTAAATTTACTTTTGTATTATCATAATCAATACCATCAACTCTAATTTTTGTTCCTGGAGCGTAATTTAATCCTCTTTTATTAACAATAAAATGGGAAATTGTATTATCTTTGGCAATTCTCAGTGAATTATTACTTTCATCAAAAATAGTTTCTCCAGATTTAAAAGTTCCAAATAAAGTTTTTACCATCAAAGTTTTTCCAGATGTATAGAAACCAATATCTGAATTGCTCGCAGGACCGCCTTCTACGACCCCGTAAGCGCCGCTTTCAGCACCGTAGATATATTTACCTGGCGTGAAGCTATCGGCGACTGTAATCGCTTCATCGAGGGTAATTTTGGTAAAGAATTGAGGATCAAAGTATGAAAATCCAAAAATAGTATTATAAACAGCACTGCCATCTTCTTTTCTGCCTTTAGAGACAATAATGTCAGTATCTGGATTGAATCCAGTTCCTCTTTCAATAAGAGTAAAGTTACTTGGTTTTATAGTTCCAATAACAGGGGTGATTGTTTCATTATAATCAACAATGTTTCCAAATGGTGTTGCTCCACTAATTGCATCATTTTGAGTTAAGTAAATTTCTCTAAAATTTGATCCAGAACCAAGATCATATTCTTTTAGATAATTATCTAGATAATCTTTTCTGCCAGAAACTGTTAATTCTAAAAAGGTCACCGATCCAGTAGGATCTACTTCTACTCTTTTCACTTTTGAGAATGCTATTGATTTTACCGATGCAGCTACAGATGGTTGTCCTTGATCTGTTCTTGTTTGTACAAACCAAATAGTTCCAATAGTTGATACAAAATTAGAACCACTTAAAGTAGAATAAGTATTTGCATATTGGGAATTGACAGCAATGTAAATGGTTTTGATACCAGTTTGGATATCAAAAAAACTTCCTCTCAAGTTTAACGTTTGTTTAGGATCATTTATACCTTCTGTATTATTTAATCCAATAGATCCATCATTGAAAACACAGGATAAAAATACATTTGGATATGCAGTTAACTGTGGTGCCTCGGCGTTTAGTGGGACACTACCGTAAGTGTTAGTAATTTTATATGTTGGAAGACCTTTTGTTTTAATTCTAATATCTTCTCGATCTAATGTTTCTCTAGCTTTATTTACAGTGATATATTTTGTTTCTTTATTTACAATTTCAAACCCTTTGATGTATGCTTTTCCTGGTCCAACACTTGCTAATAATTTTTCCCTAGCTTTTTCTACCGAGTCACCATTTACCAAATTGAATTCGTCTTTTGAATACACACCCAGATTTCCATTTTCCTGATAATACTCTCTAATATCAAGAGAAAAATCATCAACAACATAATCACCAGATTCATCATAAGTTCTTCTGGCAAGAGTTTGTTCTAAAAGATTATAATCAGTTTGAGTTACCTGAGACTGTATAGAACCTAAACGAACGGAAAGAAGTTGAATAAAATTTTTATCAGTAATTTGATTTAATGAATACTTTATTAAGTCTAAAGAAATTTTTAATCTGTGCGCCCCAGGAGAAGTATAATTACTAGATCCAATAGCGTTATCATACAGAGAATTATCTTCTTCAGCAGTTACAATACTTTCAGAAATTTTAAATCCAATTTTTGCAGATGGTTTATCGTAGTAATTATCAATTACTAATAACTGCGGGTTATTTTTTACAAAATAACCATTAACAAAATAAATTCCTTCTTCTACTTGTACAGCAGAAGCATATCCCATTGCTGGACTTTCAAGAGAAGATTTTACTCCAGTATCAGGATTAGTAACTTCAATACTTGTTGGTAAAACACTGCCGTCTGTTCCCACAACCAGTAGAGGAGTATTTATACCATCAACAACTTCTAGTGTTTCACCTTGACGGAATGTTTCTTCGTTCCCATCATTACCACTATTTGTATAATTTACAAAGATAACATCTGATGTGCTGTCGGTAGCTGTAATTGCATCAATTACAGTTGCTGTTACTCCAGAAGTAATACCTTTTAATTTTTCTAATTTTAATTGAGAGATATCATATTTTTTATATACAATCTGCCCATCTTGATTAATTGGAATTTCAGATACCGAAGACAGTTTTACAAAATTTAATTTTGTATTTAATCCAACTTCTCCTGGAATTACAAGTTCTCCTTGCTTGAAGGAATACTTACCAAATTGCTCAATTTGATTTTGTAAAATAGATTGTAGCTGCGTTAATTCTCTTGCCTGAATAGAATACCCAGGACGGAATAAAACTTTATAAAAATTCTTATCCTGGTCAAAGTCATTGTAGAACGGAGCTACATTCAGGTTTGTCTTTTGGGGCATTTCGCAAGATCTCTAAATCTAAATTGAAATTAGAATTCAATTACTAGTTTAATGTCCTCAATTTGATCAGGAGCTCTAGTAATTTGTCTTCTGTTTTCTATGTATATGATTTCCCCAGAGTTTGGTTCAATTTCTGGAACTGATAAACCGCCAACAAAACTAATATCTGCAAGAATTGCATTTTGAGTAGTATCAATATTTCCTGATGCAGTTGATGACTGACCAACAATAGCGTTTGCTGCATTTGATTCAAATAAATAAACTTTTCCATTATGTGTATGTAAATCTGGAGATTGGAAATATTTAAGAATTCCGTTTGTGGAATCCCAAGAAACTACCGTTCCTTTTGCTATCCCACCAGCAACTGTTTGCTTAATTACTTCGTCTGGCATATAATCTGCCGTTGCTCCATTTACTTTAGCAACTCGTGTTCCACGAAGAGTACTACTAGAAGCAAAAGTTGTTGATCCATATTCATAGGGATCTTTAATAATTCCAATGCTACGGAAATCATTATCAACGGGGAAGTCTCCTTGACCTTCATCGTATGTCAAACGAATGTTTGTCATAATTCTTTTTGCAAATAATTCCTCCTCTGCATTTGATCCATGACCACCAATTGGAGACATAACAACCTCAATCGCTGCAGTTCCAGTAAATGGAGATACATTTGATGTTAAGGTTGCATTTGTATATACGTTTGCAGTTTTTAGAATTACATTGCCATATGTATATTTCGTACCTTTTTTATGCATTTTGCATGAAATAATAGATCCAGATCCATTAGTTTCAAACTTAACAATTGCTCCGGTGTTAGTTCCAGATCCAACTCCATCACCAAATACAGGAGTATAAAGAGTTTCAGATGCAGGAAGACCAGATCCAGCATTTTTGATTACAGCAACATCAATAGACCCACTGACCGCATTTGCTTCAACAGCAACTCTAGAAGCTTCTCCAACTTCAGCAATTGGCATAAAGTCTGAAGATAAAAATGCCAATACATCACTTGTGGTTAGCGTATACATATGTTTCCAAATGTATCCTGCAGTTCCTGTTGGCTCTGTGTAAATTCCGTTAGCAAACGTACCTTGACCAGCAGTTGGTTGTAAAGATGGTTCATAAGTTACATTTTGACCAGTTGGATTTGTTGCTGACTGACCATTGTACAGGCACTTAAATACTTCATATCTAGAGTTCATCACATAGAACTTTGAAGTGGATAATGAAGTTGAACCCAGTGCTGTTTGAATACCAATTGCTCCACCGCCCCCTGGGGTAGCAGAGTAATTTGGACGATACATATCAAACTTTTGATTCAGTGTCGTGTTCCAATTGTAACGAGGAACAACAAGACGAGCAAAAGGAGATGTAATTCTTTTGGCAGCAATCATCTCTTCATAAGTTTTTCTCTTTTCAATTTGATTATCAAGTGGCGCCGGAGGAGAATTTTCAGTTCCATATCTATAAACACCGGACTTAGCAGTTGCAGTTGAAGTTCCACCAGTGATAGTAGTTCCAAATGCTGGAGTTGTAGTTGGTGTTGGCAGAATACCTGTTAAGAGAAGACTGTTTGGGTATACAGCAGAAACAGATCCACTCCATCCCCCACCGCTAACAGTTTCACCAACTTGGAATGTTCCAGTTACATTGAAGATTTCGAGATAACTATCCCAACTGGAAGATCTACCAATAAAAAAGTACATTCTTGTACGATTTGCATCAGCGTCATTAGAACCTTCGCTTAGGGATTCTAGAAACTGTTTCGCATTAAAAATTCTAAAATTTTCTGAAATTATAGCTGCCATAGCACTTTTGTCTGTATAGGGATACTGAATCCGAGTTATTTATATTTATTTATAGGGCGTTTCTAATATAGGAACCAATTGTGTGTTCCTGGATAAGAGAGTTGTTAACAGCTCTAGTACAGTTTAAAAAACGATCCGTAAGTTTGTTAGTATAAGATATTTGTTCTTTTCCAATTAATATAGTTCCAGATGATGCAAAGTTGGTAGTGTTTGCATATACAACAACACCAGTTGATAGATATCCAGCATCACCAAAGTTTGGAAGATCTGAAGTATTTAATTGAGTTAAGTAATTATTAATAGATGGATATCCAAGATTAATTGTGTATCCAGGACTTAGTATATTAGAATTTTTTAAAGTTTCAAAATCATCAATTACAAACCCGTACATATTAAATTCTTCAATGGTCACAGCAGAAACAGAAATACCAGTAGAAGTTAGAATATCTCCAGTATTCATAAACTTTGCTCCTTCCCATTGACCAAATGTTGGACCAAGTGTATTATTTTCAAGTATTGAACCAAATGTTGCAAATCCCAATTCATGATAGAAAGTCCATGCAGTTGTTGTTGTTAGCAATGATTGAGATTCAAAAGTTCTATCAATAACACTAGTTGTAATAATATGTGCAGAATTTTGAATAAGTGGATTTTGAATTCCGGCAATCGAGGTTGGGTTATAAATGACATACTCTTTTTTGAAATTGAGTAACGGAGCAGTATTTAATTTTCTATTAATAATAAGAGTTATATCATATCCAGACGGAACGAATACTGATGCATCAATAGTAGCAAAATTTTCAATTCCTTTAACTCTACTAAGACTGTAATTTACTGCTACTGGTGATTGTTTAATAATTTGAGTTCCGATGATTAAACTGTGAGAAGTATCAATTTTTCTACCATTTTTCTTAACAATATCATATTGTCTTGCAGTAACTACTTTTGGTGCGGTTGTATATCCACTACCACTATTTGTTAAGACAATATCAATAATTTGACCACGAGATACAATAACTTCTGCTTTTGCGCCACCACCATTTTGATCTACAGGAATAAAATGCAATACTGGTGGAGTTTCATATCCATATGCTGTTGTTGGTTGAATAATTCCTTTATTATACAACAATTGTAAATCTTTTTTATTCCACTCTAAAGAAGAAACTTTGCCATTTTTGATTTTACAGGTTACACTTAGACCAACGCCCAATGTTGATCCATTATAGTTTGTTGTTATGACTGATCCAAAGAAATCGTTAGAAACATCAACACCAGGATTATAATTTTTTGGATTAACATATCTTGGGAGCTCATTAATTGTTCTATATTCTTTTTCTCCATCAATTTTAACTATATCGCCAACGTTCAAATTAGCAAGCAATCTTCTTTTTTTATAGAATGTCTCATCTGCAGATTTTGTTCCATATAACCATTTTGCAGAATTTCTTTGCATCCTATAATTATTATCAAAATCTCTAGTAATTTCAAGTGTATTTGTTGTACCAGTCAGTTCGTATTCATCTGAAAAATCAGACTTACTAGAGAAGAAAATAGATGAATTGTTTAAATCTGGATTATTACCAGCAAGGACAATAATTAATGATTGATTTGTACTTGTAAAGGACTTAATGTTACCTATGAATTTCTTAATACCACCAACTTTTTGGTATGCAACTTGAAAATTTTCATACGAAGTGTTGTACCAAGTTTTCCAATCAGTGAAATCGTTGTTTGTTGTTGATGTGCAAGTAATTTTTATATTATTATAATAAGTATTTTTTTCAAAATCATACAGAGTGACGGTCTGCTTTGTGTCTCTTCCATATAGAAGGATAATCTCAACACTATTATCAGTGTAAATTGGTTTATCAAATCTGATTGCTGGTCCATTAATTGAATATGATTCTCCATCTACCTGGAGAACTCCATCAAGAAATACATACGCAAATCTTGAATCGTCAATATTCTGAACTTCCTTATTCTCTGAATTTAAAATAATAAATGGTCCAGCAGATCCGTCAAGAATACCAGATTTGTCAATTTCGCAGCGATAATAATTACCTACACTGTGAGCAAAGAATTTTTCAACTGCTAATGGTTCTTGTACAGTTTTTGTATTTTCTTCTTGCCCCCAAATTGGTGGTGAAGAAAAGACAACTTTATTTGGAACAGATGATCTATCAATAAAATACGAAGAATCATGTTGTAGAACTCCACTCAACGCGATGAAAAGATTTTCATTCTCTTGTGTATTTACAGGAGATCCATCAGTATAGTAGAGATCAAAAATTGTATTTTCACCATTAAAGTAGTCTGGTTTAGATATATCAGCAGTTCCAGGACCAGTTGTAAGTGTTTCTCTTATATTTTCATATAAAGAATCTAATGAAGATGCAACATCTTCACATTCTGTAAATGTATTATATTTTAATCCGGGATCAGCAATCAAATTATAATTAGAATATGATCGTAAATTTGTCCAATACCCAGTTGAATTTGGATTTTGAGGAATAGTATCAATCCTACCAGGACCACCTTCTAATATATCTTCAACTATTTGTGCGTAAGTTAAAATAGCACTTTTAACTTCCTGACAGTATGGATTTACAGTATCAATACGAACATTAGAATCAATTATAGGAGCAATTATTGTTGTGCCAGAAATTTGATTTAACATCGCATCAATCATAAGAATTGCTGCTTGATTATAAGCATAAATTGATTCTATTAATTCCTTGGCAATATGAACTCGTTTATTGTTGACAAAATAAGAATTTCCAAAAGCAATTACCTTTTCATTACCACCGTATCTCAAGGAATGTGCCACTGCATCGACAAAAATACCAATATCTCTGAAACACAAATCTTCTGTTTTTACCCAAGATGATATTCCAGTATTTTTTGTTACTGTTGGTTTTTGACCATTTGTAATCGCTGTTGTTAAAATAGAAAATAGGGACGAAATTGCAGAGTTTACATTAGCACACTCAGGTACTTTTGTAATATTTGGATCTGTCACAGCACCTTGATTCGCAACCGCAATCAAACATAATTGTTTAGCATAATTAAATGCATATACAGATTGAGCCTCTTCTCCGTCTAGTCCATCGTGATTATCAAAGTAAGCATTCGTAACTTCTATGGTTGTAGAATTTCCACCTCTTGCGACATCTTCTGCAATAGCTGCTAGAATAATTTTTAAATCTCTTCCACATTTTTCAGTAGCGTATTGTGCTCCATAAACAGTAGTTAATTCTATAAGTGTTTGTGAAACAATATCGGTTAAATTTTTATAAATTAATCTTCTTGCATCTTTAAATCTATATGCAACTGTTGGCACATTAGGATAGACAAATCCAGGATATTTTTCATAAATTCTGTAAGCTGCTTCTCTTTGAATATTAATTTTATTAGCAGAAATTAAATCAGCAGCATCAACAAAAGTACCAATGTTTAATCCGCTCATAATAAATGTAACCACAGGAGCTCCTGGTGTAATAGATGTAGCAGGAGGAGTGATAAAATATATGTACGGTACTGGGAGTTGTAAATATATTCCAGGAGCAATTTGTACAATCGATGAGGTTGTGGTTACATTAGAATTTGTAACTGTGTTAGAAGTAATTTGTAAAATATTTTGCTGTGATAACGGAAGGGCGTTTTTACTTAATTTAATTTTTCTATTGTCTAAAATTTCTGTAACGATTGTATCTGAAGCAAATGCTCTTCCAGCACTTATTTTCATACCAATGGCAATATTATCAGTATCAGTAATTTCTACGATATCTTGTCCAGGAGTCCATGATGCTTGTCTTTCAACAACATCCCAATTTCTCATTGCTAGTTTACATAGACGAACTGCATATTTAAATGCTTCTATTGTTGCTTGTAATTCGCCGTCAATATAATCTAAAACTCCATCACGGAAATATAATTCAGCTGATAAAATAGTTTTTTCATTGCCACCAAATCTTAAATCATGTTCAAGCGAATCAATAATAAAACCAATATCTCTAAGACATTTTGTACTTAAAATACCCCATGTTAAATTTGGATATTTAGATTTAATATAGCCCAAAGTTTCATTTTGAATATATTCTCTATTCCTTTCTAATTGATTTGCAGCATCTATCCATCTTCCATTTCTTTGAAAAATATTTTTAATCTTCTTAAAATATTGTTGATTTAATGTATTTGTTTTAAACTGGAACCACCTTCCATAAAATCTAACACTCGGAACACTTTGACCATCTACTATTGATGGACCCAATGGTGGTTGAGAAAAAATAATTTTATCTCCTGAAATCGTATATGCAACTTTTGGTTCTTGTAAAATACCATCAATAGTAATTGTTAATGCTTGTTCGTTGTATGGAAATATTGCATTATTTGATTGATCTACTAAATTAAAAACGGTAGTGCCTTCAAGATTTCCATTATCAGTAAAAGCACCATTAAAATCCTGGACTAAGAATACTGGTTTTGCTATAATTTCTGAATAGTTTGCAGTATCTAGTGCTATAGAACCAACCCCTCTCTCAACCTCTAAAGATTTTACTAAAGCAATAATTTGAGTTGTTTTTTTAGTAGTGTTGATAACTGTAACTTTGTTTTTATTTTCATCCCATAGTTGAATAATACTAGTATTTTTAATCAAAGTATCATTACTCATACTTGCAGTTGAATTAGATTCAACAAGAATTTCGCCAAAAATTTGGAACCCAGCTGGATGAGCAGTAGATTTAATTAAAGATCTCCAAGTGTTGATGGATGATTTTGATTTAATAAGATATGAATAATCTTGATAGTAATAGGAATCTGTTACTTTTTGATTTGAATTACTTATCTTTCCGTAGTCAGATGTATAATATCCTTGATTATCGTAGTATGTTTTAATTTGGGGGGAAAATTCAGTAAATGAAATAGATTCTAATTTAGCAGACTGGTTTTTTGCTAGTCCTATAATTTGTTGGTTTTCTCTAAAAATACCAACAACTCTATCAACTAATAGTAAATTGGATCCATATCTCCAGGAAGTTATACGTGCTCGTGCAACTTCTTTGTTTCCAAGTTTCTGAATAATTGTTTCTCCAATGTTAAAAGCATCGTAGTTAAAATTAGATAATTTTAGTATATAATTTGATCTAAACGAAGATGATAATGTTTTATCATTATGATACGCGCCACCAATATTGATTATTTTAACATTTCGTGGGATACCAATATCATTACTATTAAAAAATGCAGTAACATCAGATTCTACAATTTTAATTACTGGGGCACTTGTATATCCAGATCCAGCATTATTAATTATAATACCTGTAATTTTACCAGAATCAACCACTGCTCGTAGAGAAGCATTTCCAGAAACAACAACAATTGGTTTTGAATAATTTTTACCAGAACTTAATAAATTAATGCTAGAAATTCTACCTCTTGAAACTGTACATGAAGCAAGAGCAATTGATTCCTTTGATGGTGCAATTCCAGAAATTAAAGGAATTTTTTTATAATCATTGCCAATATTTGTAATTGATATTGTATTAATCTTACCAAGTGAAAATACAGATTCAGACGTGTACGAAATTGCTCCAGAACCGTCGTGCGGTGCTTTGATTGTTGTGTCGTATACAATTTGAGTATCAGTAACGTACAGCGCCTTCTTCCTACCCTGTAGGGGGTCATCAATTACATTTAAATAAGAACCTTCAGAATTTACATTATTATTTTGATCAAAGTAAAAATACTTATTGAATGTTACTTTTTGTTTTTTTAAATGTTGATTGGTGGAAATTCTAGGTCCAAACCCAAGCTTAATATCAATAATTGATCCAGAAACTGTTTTTTCTGGTGCCACTAGATTTAAATTGATACTAGGAGAAAAATCAAAATTAACACCTGCCATTGACGAATGAGAAACATCAAACTTATATTTGTAAAACTTTTTAATATCAATAATTTGATTTCTAGTAAATGTAGTATTATTTTTAGAAAATTCAAAATATAATTTTGGGTCTAAAACATTTATAATTTTTACTAGTCTTGGATCTGCACTTTGATCAAAAAATACTGTTGATATAGTTAATTTTGAAATACTAGTCAATGTTTGATTATATCCGTAAACAAAAATTGCTTTTTGGGTGATAGGATCATATGAGAACAAAGTTGGTGCTCCTGCCCCCGCACCAATTTGATATCCAGTTTGTAGTGTAAATCCTCCATCATAAAGAAACACTTCAGAATTGTTGAAATGATCTACTGCTTTTGTTCCTTTTTGTGCTCTTAAAACTGTTAATTTATTCGCTGTCTTACTTTGAATTAATAAAATTTCATTACCAAGTTTTAAATAATCACCAGTGGTAAATCCAATTGTACTGTCAACAAATAATTGCGTATTCTGTAAAGCGAATCCAGAATGATCTACTCGTAAAGTTAAATTTGGTGTGGTTGTATTTGTCTTTAATAACGCAGTGCTCCCAACTGTCAAAAGATCAAATTTTTGATATCCAGTGCCCTTATCTGTAATTACTACACTTGTTACAGATCCAGAAGAAGATACTGTAATAGTTGCTTTTGCGTTTTTCCCAGATCCTCCAGATAGTGCTATTCCAGAATAAACATTAGGTGTATAATTTTTACCACCGTTCAAAATTTCTATTCTACCAATACCAGTATCAGTTAAAGTTCTTTGTAATACTGGAGTTGCTAAAGTAACTTCTTGATATATACGGTTTCTTACATAATACGTAGTTGAAGTCGTTGTATCATTTGGATTGATGTCTATATCAATGAATTCATCAATTCCCACACCATGTTTATCGCTTGTGGTTAATAATGCGACGTTGTCTTTAATATCAAAGATTATTAAATTATCACTCAATGAATTGATAGAAACAATTTTAGATCCCGTGGTATCAATTAAATTTGAACTTGTCAAAAATAATTGAGATAAAATACTAAATGTTCCTGTTAAAACTTTTACCTTTACTGTATTTTGGTTTGTTGTTGATTCAAGAACCTCTCCAGTTGCTACTGCAACACTAATACCATCCGACAAAGACAATGTAGCACCTTTTGTATATGATGAATTTTTATCTAAAATTAATGAAAGAACTTTAGTACTAGAACTCAAAACTTCGGACTTATTAAATGTTCCAGAAACATTTTTAAGAGCAAATTTATTGGCACTAAAGACATTACCAACTATTTTTCCAGTAGCACCAGTTATTGCTTGTGTAATTGTATCACCGTTGAAGAGATACGCTGTTGAAACTAAATCAACTAATAAAATTTTATTTGTTTGAGAATTTATAGAAATGACATTTCTTCCTTTAACAGAAGAAACTTTTGCTTCTGCACCAGATCCTTCTGTTTGATCATTATTTACTATGACTTCTGATCCAACAGAAAAATTATCTGTACTACTTAAAATATCAACTGAAGAAACTGTTCCTCTCTGTACATCTTCAATCTTTGCAATGGATAAATCACCATTTGAATCAATATCAACAGTTCTTAATCTTTTTGCATTAACAGGGAGATCATCCTGTGAAATTTCAGAATTATAATTTGAATCAATTGGAAGAGAATAGTAATTTTGCCCTAAGATGTAGGGAAATTCTGGAATGTTTGTTGAACTAACAGTAATAAAATAAGCATAAGTTCCCTCTGGAAATTCTGGAGTTACACAAAATCTTCCATTATTTCTATCAAGAGATCCAGACTTATCAATATATGAATAATCATCTACAAATGTTCCTAGTGGATATGTTGCTACTGTTGGACCATTTGTTCTTGAAGTGTTTCTGAAGTAACTACTTGTCATTCTAACAATAGAACTTTGAGCGTTCAACGGATTTTGATACCCGTATGGACCATAAATGGGATTACCATCATACGCAAATCCCAAAATAGGCGAATGAGTAGAACCTGTATCTGATTGTCTTAGAGCGTTTGGAGACGCATAATATGCATAACCGTATCCACGAAACGCAACATAGTTTTTAAAGAAATATCCATTGTTATTATCAAGTTTAGATAAATTTTTAAAATACTTATCTTTTCTCCATACTTTAATATTTGCTGTTGCTGTTGCTCCAGATCCAACAGAAATAATATCTATGATTGTATTTTCTTTTGTGTAAAGTCTTCCTCCATTTATTTTTTCAAATCCAACAAGTTTTCCAGCAGAAGAAATAACAGCACGAAAATCTGCAAATTTTCCTTTACCAGATATATCAGTAATTCTCACTTGGGGAGGAGAAGAATAGTACTCACCTGGGTTATTAATCTTAATGCTAGTAATTTCTCCATTTGTAACAATTGCTGTTACTATAGCATTTCGTCCAGAAATAATTTCAATGTTGGGGGTTTGAGTGTAACTCCCTGGAGAATCAACAACAATCCTATCAACAACTTGACCAGCAAGAATAGATCTAGCCAATCCATTAACTCCATTTACTAATACAAATGGTGCTTTTTGATAACCAGATCCTCGTGATTCAACATTGATATTTTCTATAGGACCATTTAATACAGTATCTTCATCTTTGCAACTTAAGAGTGGAATACCATTAATAGCAATACCAATATCTCTATACTTTGTCTCATAAATCTCAGTTGTTTGTATCGGATATTTTCTTATAATTCTTAAAAGTTTTTGATCAAAAATATCATTTGGAATATCGCTAATACCAGATTTAATAATATCATGAGATGGAAAACCAGATGAAGTAATATAATATCCAGTACCATCCTCAAAAATTGCAGAAACGTTTGAGTTTAATTTATTAATTGCAGAGGAAACATTTGCATGATTTTGAGAATTAGGAACTCCTGATGTAGTAATCCACCTAAGATTATTTTGTACATCAAATATTTTAATATCATTTGTTAAAAATCCAGATTCAGAAATTTCAACCGAATCCCCGGAATTTGAATATGGAAAAGCAGTATTTGTAGTAAGACCATATAGAATTCCATAAACAAGTAAGTTAACATTAGATCCAGATACATTTGCTCCATAAATTACGGACTCGCCAACAGGATATGATATAGATGCAGATCTAGTTTTTATAATAAATTGATTTACATTTTTATCTTTAAAAGTAATTTTTTCGGTTCCGATTATAAATTCTCCTTCTTTTTTCCAACCCATGGTTGAAAATACATTTATTCTACTTCCTACCGAATCCGAAAATAAAATTGGTTTTGTTAATTTTGTTTTTGCTGCAATTTCAAATTGTCCATTAACAGTATTCTCTGCAAGTATAATATCATAGAGATCTTCACCATCAAAAGTACCAGCAAATTTTACATTGTCAACGGTAGCAGAGGCATATTTTCCACCAATGTCTTGAATAATTTTTTTGCCAATTAAATTTTTTAGAGTTCCAGAAATAATTTTTGCTCGTAATGCATATACTTGAATCCAATTTGATTCCGAACTTTTTAATGTAGAATTTCTTGGATATAAAATTTCTGGTTCAGGACCAAAAAGATCAATTAGGCATTTAAATAAAAATTTGATTGAATTATCTGTGCCTTTTGATTTATAAAATGAAGTAATATTTTTGATTAATGTTCTTTTATCTACAGCTTCCTTTAAATATACTTCGGGAAAATTTGCAAGATATTGTTGTTCAAAACTTTTAACAATAGAATATAAAAATAAGTTACTAATATTTTGTACAGTTGACCCACCAACATGAGTTTTCGCTTGTGTTGTTACAAATGTGCTGTTTGAATATAGATCTCCAAGAGTTGTATTTCCGCTAACACCCCTAGAAACTTCTAAAAATTGTGTATTTGTTCTTTTTTTATAGAAACAAATTTCATCATCAATCTTGATATATCCACCATTTTCGGGAAATGATGTTGCATCAGCAACAGTGATTGTATCATTGGTCGCCGTAATTCCGCTAGACAATTCCGTTGATTGTACAAGAATATTTTTCTCGTAAAAATCAATATCATGATAAACTTCTAGATTTTGAATAATATCCAGAGGTTGTCCTTGTAACTCTAATTGCTCGTAATACTTTCGTATGAACTTGCCGAAAAGTTCATATTCTTCGTTAATGAAGTCTGGTAGCTGAGACTCAATTAAAAATGAGATTTTGTTGGCAGTTTTTAACATCTAAACTACTCTTTGTATGCCACGAAAGTACTTTGTGATATATCTACATTAAGATATACCTCACGTTTAACTTCAATATCTTTATTCGCTGGTTTTACTCTTAACTCAATACGATTATCGGAAAATGATCCTTTTAAGATTGTGAAGTTATACATTTTAATTTCACCTTTAGCATAATCAATATCACCGATAAAATCATTCAAAAGAACTTTTTCACCAGTCACAGAATCTAGTCTATATAGGACGATTTTCCCATTTCTATCTTCCAAATATGAGGTATAAGTGGGATGCTCAAAAACTACCATACCCGTAGATGATACAACTGGATTATCACAATCTTCTAGGAAAGAATTTTGATAACAAATTTCATAGTATGAAGATGAATTAATTTGAGCGTAAAAATCTTTTCTTAAAGTTATTTCAGTAATATTTGAATTAATTGCTCGGTCTGAGTTGTCAATTACACCAATAAATTTACTATATCTAAACTTACCATTAAACTTTTCTGTTTCGGATGTTTCTAAGTATTCTTGAATTGCACCAGCAACTTTTGCTGCTACTTGAGATTGTAATAAATTTGTTTTCTTTTTGTCATAATAGATATCACTTGCAAGTTCAATGTATAAAATTGATGGGTCAATAAATTCTGGTTTTACTGAAGCAACTGAATATTTTTTTAATTCGTTTGCTAGTTCATTTTTTGTCAAAGAGGACAAACTTGCAGCTTCTTTCGGCTTTACAGAGATAAAAACTTTCCCATATGCTGGTGGTTCTTGATCCTCACCGCCGAATACAATAATGTCACTCACAGATGGATATAAGTTTCTTACGATTGCGGCATAGTCATCTACTGTGACTGCTCTGTTTTGAGATCCAAAAAACTTAGGAGCATTAAATTTAATTTTTGAGATAGTTTCAATTTCAGCACCACCCGTTGCTTTTGCTACTGTTGAAACCACTCCAATGGTAAATGGAACAACAATTAAAGATTGATTTTCATCTACAATCCTACCATTGAATGTAAATGTTTTTGCACCATTTGTATCAGGTCCATTCGTTACAATGTAACTAATATTGATGATTTGACCATCAGACAAATTTTTACCAAGTATACCATCACCAAAGAAAAGTTCATATGACTCATCTTCACCTTCGTTAATGAAGTATATTTTGTCGTCCAAACTGATATTTAAAATAGAATTTGCAGATGTATACTCTTCGTAAACAGTGCTAGTGCTGGATTCATAAACTAAAACTTTTAGTGTAGTGGTATCGATACCAGGATTTTTAATAATAAATCGTTGGTTTTTAAGTGACTGATTAACTGTAAAAGATACGTTGATTAAGGAACCTTCATAGATTTCAACATTTTCAAATGTAGCTACACCATTTAATACTTCTGCTCGTCTATCCTCTGCTAAAACAAACCGATATAGTGTGCCATCATAATTCGTAACAAATGCATTACCTGCTTTCAATATTGTTGCTGCCGGTGCTGAATTGATATTTTTATAAGTTACAGAAAAATTAACAATTGCTTTCGGAGAAGTTGTTGACTTAGGAGTATAACCAAGTTGCTTTGCTAGAGCTACTACATTGTCTCTTAACGTAGCAGAATCTAAGAACATTTCATTCACTACCATATTGGCATTGAACGCAGTGTAGTACGTATTATATGCCAATACATCTAGCAACTGACTTAGAGCAGAACCTTCAAAGTCATAGTCAGTAAAATCTGATTGTGCCCTCATATATTCTTTGAGAGCAATCTTGATTTCTGCAAAATCTAGATTATTTAACTGGGTATATGGCATTATCGGGTCCTGGTCAGGAATAACTCTATGGTTGTAGGCGGAGCATCAGATCCAATAATTTCATAGGTCATTTCAACATCAAATTGATTTTCATCAAAATTCGGATTTGTTTCAATTGATAGTATAGAAATTCTTGGTTCGTACGTGGATATTGTATATCTGATGTTATTTGAAATCTGTGCCGCAGTAGCATAGTCAAGAGGTTCAAATAAATACGATCTAACGTCTGATCCAAAATTTGGATTAAAAAGTTTTTCGCCCTTGTTCGTTAATAAAATATTTACAATAGACTGTTTAATGGCAGCATTATCCTTACTGACAACGAGATCATCAGTAACAGGATGCTTTTTAAACGTAATATTAATATCTCTAAAAGAGAGATTAGACGTTTTTGCCATTAATAGTCTACGAAGTCACTAGTTATTTAGTGACCTTTAAACATGCCATCTTTCAACAAAATCATCAAAACCTCCAGCTCCGCCGCACGGGCGACTCATACGATCCTTAGGAATATCATATAGTTCTTCTTTTTTCTTGTTTCTATTTCGTTTTGCCGCTAGATTCAGATATATATCCGAATCTGTTTCCGTAATGAGAGTCATGCCCTCCTCAACGAATTCCTGACTTTTATCTACATTAAAATGGTTGCCCATAAATTTGTCCTGTAACTACACAGAACTTTTATTGGGGTTACTATCCCACTATTCAATTTTCGGAGTTTTCGGCGTTCGGCATTTAGCGTCCTTGCCCTCTATAACGCTTCCTACCAGTATTTCGTGAAGACGCTCCAAGATGTGTATTTTGACTACGCCCCTGCCGAGTTTTCTTCGGTTTGCCAGGAGCATAATTTGTTTTTACTAGTCCAACTTTTGATTTTGCTGCCATAATACTTTAAATGGTTCGTGTGCCAATAATAATTGTAGGGTAAAGAGTTGGGGATGTCAAGACATTCTCAATAATTGGTCTGATAGGCGGTATTGTAGGAGGTGCTGCTAGCAACCCATCTCCTGCCACGGTCACCAAGTTGCCTCTAAAATACACACCTGTCAGTGGTACATTCACCACAGAAACCAGCTCTGTGCGATTAATCGTAGCAGGCGTTGGTATGATTGGCGGCGGTGCGACACCAGGCACTGGAGGATATGTACCTGCAGACTTTTCTATATCCATGATCATGATCGGTAAGATATTTGGATTCGGTGATCCGTCTGAATTTGTCTTACCACCACCATTTGTCGTGTATATACCACCTTCAGGTGTGGGTTCATCCAAAGACTTTAATACACCACCAATCGTTAAGGGAGGATACGTTGTTGCTCCAATTACAGAAGGACTGTCAAGCATTCCTGGATTAACTATTTCTCCTGCCATTTTCTAATTCCTCTACTTTATTATGTAGAATATCAAGAGTCTCTGCTATAGTCTGATAAGTCTGGGACTGGGGCGGCCTGTACATCAATTGGGGGCGTTCTAATAATGAAATTTTCTCCTCCACCATCGTCAATCTCTCGGACAGCGACTGGAGTAACTCTTTGTACTTCTGTGTTGTTGATCGGTTGTTTGGAGTCATTATCTAATCCTGCAAAACGTTTTGCTGCTGCAAATTCAAAATCATCACAAAATGCATCAAAATTTTGTAAGATTTGTTCGTAAAAATTTGGTTCTTTTTCGTAGTTGTTCATTATGATTTAGATTTTTTAGATTTTTTGAGAAAATTTGGAATAGGAGAATCCGCTCGTGGAAAACTCACAGATTCTTCTAGTTCAGTGAATTTTTTTTCAAGATCTAGAATTCTTTGTGCCATTTCTTCAATAATCATCGCCATCCTTTCTAGTTGACGCTCATGCAGCATTACGACGAATTTTGGATCTTCTTTGAGTTGACTTATAACTTTTTCAGAATTTTCATACTCAGGGGGTTCTGCGGGTAGGGTGGTTTCTTCAGTAATTACAACGGGTTCTGTCATGATTTTTTCTGGGGAAAATTTTTTTAATTTCAGTGGTTTGGAAAAATGAATTTCCAATAGTATTTATCGGTCTTTGGGATACTTTTGTAGGTTAGGGGAGGTTTGGGTTTTTGGAAACCGCTAGGCGCCCCTAGTACCCCCGTACTACGTATAAAATACTGTCCGAGGTGTGCTAGGATGGGGGGTCTGCTCAGCGCACCCGCTTGCGAGATGCTCCAAGCGAATCCGTGGGGGCGAACCCTGTCAGGTTGCGATACTGCCAGGCAAAGCGCAGCACCTTTTCCTCAGGGGGGCGACCATAGCGACCCCGCAGATCACAACGGGGCAGACCTTCTGCGTCATAGTGGAAGCGGATGGGGGGGTTCTTCTCAGACTGCCCGATCCACCCGTCAACCCAAGGGGCAGGCGTGGGCAGGTCATCGCGGAACAGGGCAATCGTCTCATCCAGCACAGACATGGGCAGCACAAACCACTCACTGCCGCCCTCCTGCTGCTGGTAATACTTGCGATACTTGG